TTATTTAATAAAGAATGAAGGTATAATAGCTGCTATAAAAGGTATAAATGCAGGAGTTGCTATAACTAAAGCAAAAGTAAAAAAATTCGTAGAAGAAGAATTAAACTTAGTTATAGAAATATATTCTAAGAAATATAAATCAGAAGCCGGTGTTACTACTAGTTATTTTAAAGATGATGTATTTACGTTATTACCAGATGGTAATTTAGGAAATACTTGGTTAGGTACTACACCAGAAGAATCAGACTTGATAGGTGGATTTAGAGATGCAAATGTTGTGATAGTTAAACAAGGAATAGCAATCACTACAACTAAGGCTACAGATCCAGTTAATGTTAACACTAAGGTTTCTATGATAGCTTTACCATCATTTGAAAGAGCTGATGAAATAGTAATAGCTACAGTTAAACCCAGCTAAGGCCCTTATGAAAACTGAGGGCGAAGACGTATATACTGAAATAGATAGTGAAGAATCTGAACAGTTAGAAGAAGCACTTAGTGAAGAAGTTGATTTAAACTCAATGACGCTAGAAGAACTTAAGAAAATAGCTAAAGATAGAAAAATAGAAGGCTATTCAAAACTAAATAAAAATGAATTAATAGAGAGGCTAAGTTAATACTTAGTCTCTTTTTTATAGGTGATAATATGGAAAAGCTACAAGAGTTAAAACTGATTCTTAGAGAGAATGAATGTCCTTTCTTTTCTGAGGAAGAATTATTGTTTTACTTAAAAAGAAACAGTTTCGATTTAAATAAAACAGCATATGAGTGTTTGATTATAAAATCAGAGGATGATTCTATTGGGTTACCTGGAGGATTACAATTAGCTGATAATAGTAAATATTGGTTGAGATTAGCAGCTAGATACAAACCTAAAAAAAGGAGTTTTATATTATGATAAAAAACAAGATAAAGCCTAAGATACAAAAGGTTATAAATAAATTCCCAACAGAGGTAACTATTTTAAGAAATGCTAAAAATGAGTATAAAGAACCTACAAAGCCTATAGTTATATGCAATATAAAAGGTTTTTGGCATGATGGAAATACAATGATATCTCAAATAACTACTAATGGTGGAAAAATAAAAAGAGATAGACAATATTTTTTAATGGTACTTTATGATGAAGTAAGTTTACTTATAAAAGAAGGTGATTTTTTGGAGCATAAAGGTATCAAATATGAAATAGTAGATAAAGGAAATTGTAATAATATGGATATTTATTTTGATATGCTTTTAAAGGAGTGTTAGTATGAGCAGTTTTAAACTAGATATGGGCAATATTGCTAATGCATTAATAGAAAAAGAGGTCAAAACTAAAGCTGCTTTAGCTTTATATGGTGATAGTGTTGCAAAAGAAATGGAATCTTATGCAAAATCTCATAGACCTTGGCAAGACAGATCAGGAGATGCCAGAAATAGATTGAATGGGACTAGTGAAAACTTAGAAAATAAAGTTAGATGTGAAATTTCTCATGGTGTCGAATATGGTGTATATTTAGAAATGTGCAATGAAAAAAAATATTCTATTTTAAAATCTACTATAGCTGCAGTTGGGGCAAAAGCTATAAAAGGCTTAGATAAGATATTTAAATAGGTGCCAATATGTTTAAAACAATTTATGAACATTTAAAAAGAAAAGGATTTAATTGTTACTCTATAGGTCAGCATGAGGGTATTTGTAAAAAAGAATATATAGTTATTAAAAATAATACTCCACGAGCTTTAAGTAACATCTTACTTGAGGAAGAAGTGGAGTTATTATTGTATTATCCAATAGGTCAGTATAGCAAAATGGAAGACTTTATAATTTCAGTAAAAATGGCTATGAATGAACTTACTTATGAGGATGATTTTACACCATATCCTATTATAACTGAAGATGGTAAAAAAGCTTATATGACGATATTAAGTTACAAAAATACAAGAAAGAGGGTTTTTTAATGTCAAATGCAAAAGCTGTAAGGACTGCAGATAAAGAATATTTGCCTACAAAAGATGTTGTTTTAGTTACATTAGGTGGGATAAATATAAAAACTGCTGATGAGTACGAAGCAGAGCCAGAAATATCAGAAGGAGAAAAAGTTGAGTTAGTAGTTACTGGAGAATTAATAGCATCAGATGAAGCTCCTACGATAGTAAAAGGATACAATTTAAAATTTAAAGATAATGCAATAAGGCCTAAACTTATGGAAAAACTCCAAGGAGGTAAGTTTATAGCAGGAAATAGTCCAGAAACTGAACAAAAATATGAAGGACCAGCTATAGGAGCATTAAAGCCAACTGCTATAGGCGAGGTTTGTGTGTATACTAAAGTATATGCAGAAAATGGATTTACTGGAGAATATATAAAAACTACTTATGAAAATTGTATAGGGGATCTAGTAAATTTTTCATTTAAATCAGGTAATTTCTTTGCTAGTGAATTTACTGTAAAGTCAAGACCATCAGCTGGACAACCTTCGTTTAAATTAGAGTTAGTAAAATCATTACCAGAAGAATAAATTAAAAAAATTATAGGCTAGGATTTATCCTAGTCTATTTTTTATACGAGAAAGGTGGATATATATGAAAATAACAAGTTTAGAGACATTAACAAAAATGAAGAAAACAGAGATTATAGAATTACCAGCTTTTAATGATGGAACACCCTTTATTGTAGAGGCTAGAAGACCAAATTTATTAAATTTGATAAGTACAAATAAAATACCTAATACACTTTTAAAAATTGCAATGACATTATTTAAATCTGGTGTTGGAGGAGCAGCTAGTGAAGCTATGGAAGATGCTAAAGCATTAAAAGAGTTATCAGAGTTTATGTATGTTGTGGCTGAAAATACACTAGTTAATCCAGAATATAAAGAATTAAAAGATAATGACATAGAATTAACAGAAGCACAACTTGTAGATATGATGAATTATATGCAAGGTGGTGTAAAAGAGTTAAGTTCTTTTCGTGAAAAGCAAGAACATACTGAGAGTGATAAACCAGTCGATAAAGTACAATAAATTACCGAGTGAAATATTAAAAATAGAAGATGAATATACAGCTTTTTGTTTTGATGAAGCTTGTATGTATATTTCAAATGAAATTGATAATGGTAAAAAACCTAGGTGGGAAGAGGACGAGTTAACAATAGAAGAGTCAAGGATAAAAACCTTCAATCTAGCTGAACAACTTAGAAGTAAAGGAGACGATTAGTATATGAGTGTGAATTTAGGTACTGCTACAGCCTATATAGATTTAGATAGTAGCAGATTTACAAGCGGATTGTTAAAGGCAAGTAAATCTCTTGATGCAACTTCTAGAGAATTTCGTAAAAATGAAAGTGAATTTAATAGGTTAGGTACTTCTATTAATGGAAATGTAGGTTATTTTAAGAAACTTGATTTAGCATCTAAATCACTAGGAAACCAGTTAAAGGCTTCTCAAAATACTGCGAAAACATATAAAACTGCTATAGATGATACTTCTCAGGCTGTAAAAAAGGCACAGAGTGAGCATAGTGTATTAGGTCAAAAAATGACAGTTTTGCAAAGTCATTTACAACGTAGTAATCAAATGTATGGAGAAGGTTCTAAACAATCTAAAATGTACTCTAAAGCTATAAGTGATATAGGACAACAACAGAATAAATTGGAATCTGAAATAGAAAAAGGAAATATAGCTATAGAAGAGTTTGGAATTGCCATGCAAGGAGCTGAAACACAGGCTACTGGATTACAGAAAGAGCTTAAAAACTTTAAACTAAAGCAAATAGGCCAAGATATGACACAGTTAGGAAAGACACTTACAACAACGGTAACTGGTCCTTTAGTTGGATTAGGAACAGCTTCTATTGCTACTGCTGCGAAATTTGAAGCGGGTATGAGTGAGGTCAAGGCTATAACTGGGGCTACAGGAAATGAATTTAAAAAATTGGAAAATCAAGCAAAAGAATTAGGAAGCAGTACTAAGTTTAGTGCTTCGGAAGCAGCCTTAGGAATGAAATATTTTGGTATGGCAGGGTTTGACACTAATCAAATATTAAATGCTATGCCTGCAACTCTAGATCTTGCAGCAGCTGGAAATACTGATTTAGCTTTAACATGTGATATAGTTTCTGATGGATTGACTGCTATGGGAATGAATGCTAATGAAACAGGCAAATTTGCTGATATAATGGCAGCAACAATAACAGCAGCTAATACAGATATAACTATGATGGGGGAAACCTTAAAGTATGTAGGACCTGTTGCAGGAACATTAGGAATAAGTATGGAAGATTTATCTCTAGCTATAGGACTAATGGGGTCTCAAGGAATAAAATCAAGCCAAGCTGGTACTGCCCTTAGAGGAGGTCTTACTAGATTAGTAAAACCTACAGATGAAGCAGCTGCAATGATGGAACGATATGGAATTGAACTAAAGAAAACTGATACAGGATCTGTTGATTTTATGGAAACTATAAAAAATCTTCGTTCCAAACTTGGAGATTTAGATGAAACTACACAAGCATCTGTTTTATCAACTATATTTGGTAAGGAAGCTATGAGTGGTTGGGCAGCTGTTGCAAATACCAGTGAAAAAGATTTTAATAAGATTTCAGAAGCTATAGCTAATAGCAGTGGTAAAGCTCATGAAATGGCAGAAATAATGCAAGATAATCTATGGGGAGCATTAACTAACCTTAAGAGTGCTTTAGAAGGAGCGGCAATAGGAATAGGAGATGCTTTGCTACCAGTTATAAAAACTTTAACAGAATGGTTGCAAAAAGCATTAGATTGGTTTAATGGATTAAGTGATGGAACAAAAACTACTATAGCTACAATGGGATTACTTATTGCAGCTATAGGGCCTGTTATTATGATAGTTGGGAGTTTAATAACTTCGGTTACAACTATTTCAGGGGCTCTAGGTTCTCTTGGAGGAATGTTTGGATTAACAAGTGGAGCTGCTGCAGGAACAAGAGGAGCTATGGCAGGAGCTAGTGGAGCAGCTGCTGGTTTAGCAGGTATATTAGGTCCTATGTTGGGAGTAGCTTTACTTGGGATAATAGCGAAAATAGGAGATAATGAAAATGCGTTACTTAAACTACAAGAAAAGTTCGGTGGACTTGGAACTGTAATTGGTGGTGTATGTGAATTTATTTCCGGAGTTGTACAATTAACATTTGGTAATTTAGCTATAGCTATAATGGGAGTATTTGATATTATAGCAGCTATAATAGATGGACCAGGTGGAGCTACGGTAAATGATGCAGTTGATAAAATGACTGCTAAAATGAAATTAAATACAGAAGAAGCTATGGGTAAAATGGTCCTTACTACAACTCGTGGAATGAGCCAAATGAGAAATGCCACAGATGAACAGTTAAATGGAACTGTAGAATCTATGAATACTATAATGGATGCTATTCCTAGAATAGTTGATGGAAAATATAGAACAGCCTCACAGGCTTTAGGTCAACAATTACATAATATGGATTTTACTCAATTATCTATACTTCAAGGTATGAATGATACAACTAAAATGATATTCCAAGGTATAGTTGAAGGTATGTCCGTAGAACAAGCATCAAAGAAAGTTGAACAGAATTTAAAAGAAATGGCTGCTGCTGGTAAAATTGATGCTGATACTATGCAAAAAGATATTAGTCAAGCTATGGAACATATGAAACAGCAAATGGATGCTAAGACTAAAGAAGGAGCAGATAAAGTAAATGCAAATACTAAAAATGCTGAAATTCAAGCTGTTCAGAATGCCCAAAATACAAAAGATGGAGTATCTAAAGCATATAGTGAAACTACATCAAATATTGATAAAAGTACTAAAGAGGCTGGAAACAAAGCTAAGACAAATATGGATCAAGCCTCTAAAGATGTTGGAAATGCCACTAATAATATGGCTAATGAAGCTAAAAAGGGGACTAGTAAACTTGCATCTAATACAGATGCTGATATGAAAAATGCTAATAAAGCAGTTCAACAATCAGCTACTGATATGTACAATGGAGCTAAAAAGTCTTATTCTAAATTAGCTGATGTAGCTAAACAAGAAGCTAGCCGTATGCATAACGGTGTAAGAGATAGTGCTAGCGCAATGTCCCTAAAGGCTCGACAAAGTGCTTCTGAAATGTATAGAGGTGTAACTACAAGTACACGACTAATGGCTAATGCAGCTATTGCTGACTGGAATAGAATAAGAAGTGTTTACTCACAACCTATACATGGTACAGTTACAAAAACAACTGTATTACAAACAATTAGTCAAGGACCTAAAAGTATAAATGAAAAACTTACAGATATTTCAACTTTTTATAAACAAAAAGTCCATAATTTTGTAAATCCAGAAGATAACAATATTAATATGAAAGCTTACGATATAGTAAAAAGTAATGATATAGCATCATATATAACTTCTAGGATTTCGAATTATTTAGATGAAAAAAATAAAATTGATAGTGAAAAAGAAAACAATAAGAGAACATCAAATAAAAAAACACAAGATATAAATTTATTTTTGAACATAGAGAAATTTGAAAATAGAACTGATAACGATATAGAGCAGTTAATGGAGGAAATTGGGTTTGTGATAAAAAGAAAGATAAATTTAGCTTAAGTATGGTGATAACATGAATATTTATATGAAACAAGAAGATATACCATACTTTATATTTAATGGTATATCTTCTTTAGATTTTAAAATTATAAAAATTAAAGATGATAGATTAAATTCTGCTGAAAGAAATATAGAAATCACTCCTATACCAGGTAAAGATGGTGGCCATATATCGGAAAAGGCACAATCTAATAAGATAATAAAGATTGAAATTGCATTAAATGCTGAAAACACAGAAGAAATTAATATATTATCTAAAAAAATAAAAAAATGGTTACATAAAGATAAGAAATATAAAGAACTTATATTTAGTGATGATTTAGATACTATACATGAAGCTGTATGCATAAATAAAATAGAAATAGATGAAGTTATTGAGGCACTAGGAGTTGGAGTTATATGTTTTAGCTGCAAACCATATACAAAGACAAGAGATAATTCAATTATAGAAATAATTAAAAATGACTCATTAATATACAATCAGTATAGTGAATCAAACCCAAAGCTTAAAATATATGGCAATGGAGATGTAACAATTAGTATTAATAATGAGAATTTGATAATTAAAGAAATATCAGAGTATATAGAAGTTGATAGCGAAGAAATGGAATGCTTTAAAATAGTTGATGGAGTTGTAAAATATGAAAATGATAAAATGTACTCTGATTTTCCAGTTCTTAAGGAAGGAAAAAATCAGATAAGTTGGATAGGAAATATATCAAAAATAGAAATTATACCTAATTGGAGAGAAAATTAAGCTATGATACCAAGATTATATAAACACAATGAAACCAAGTTTGATCATAATGGAGAGGGTCTATTAAAAGATATTATCAAATGTAGAGTTGTTCATGAAAGAAATGGACAATATGATTTAGAGCTAGAATATAAATCAAAATCTAGATTATCAGATAAAATAATTAAAGGAAATTTAATAAAAGCTGATGCGGGAAAAAGATTTAAAAATCAATTATTTAGAATCTATAATATAAAAAAATCTTTAAATAACACTATTATAGCTTATGCTAATCATATTAGCTTCGACTTAAGAAATAACTTTATACCTATTGTTAATTTAAAAAATGTTAGTTGTATGACAGCCTTAAATACGATGGCTAAAAGTATGGCATTAGAAAACTTTTTTACGTTTGAAACTGATATTACTCATTCAGCAGATTTTACAATTGAGAGAGTAGATCCATTAAGTGCATTAGGAGGAATAAGAGGGAGTATAATAGATACATTTGGAAATGGAGCAAATATTGTAAGGGATAACTTTAAAATATCAATACTTCAAAATGTAGGGTATGATAATAACATACTAATATCATATAAGAAAAATTTACTTGATTTAAATTTTGAAGATGGAAAAGAAGTCATAACAGGAATATATCCATATGTCCAATTTAGTGAAGGGATAAACTCTGAAACACAAATTAATAAAGAAATCTTAGAATTACCAGAGAAGTATTTATATATAGAAGGACATGCAAATGCAAAGGTAAAAAAAGTAATAGGTGTAGATTTTAGTGAAAACAAAGATATAAATACAATAGATAAGCTAAGAGAAGCAGGAAATAAATACTTAAAAAATCTAGTGAAAGATATGCCTTCTATAAAAGTAAAATTTGTAGATAAAGAAAATTTAAATGAATTTGAAAATGTATCACAATTACAAACTTTGGATTTATA